ATCGTCTTTTGTAATCATTCCTGACTATCTTTTCTAATGAACACAATCTTAACAGCCATAGAATTATTCTGTACTACTTGAACAATTGCAGTATAATCTGCTGGATTGATATCATTAGCTTTAAGGAATGACAATGGCAGAGTAAGTCTGCCTCTTTTATCTAAATTACATTTAGCTATATTCATATTCTTCTCCATTCTAAAGAGAGGAGTTAGTATAGTGCCAACCATAACGAATTATTACTTTATCATTACAACAGCTATACCACTTTGACACAACCATTATTTTTCAAAAACAATTACCCCCTAACTCCTCTTCAATGATTAATTACTTTTTTTATGCTTTTTAAAGTACTTTTTAGCTTCACTGTATCCGATATTCGAATTGCCTTTGGCTACTTCTTTTAGTATAGATTCTGTCAAATGCAACTGATGTTCTAGATCAGATATTTTCTCTGTATAATGCCTCTCAGGCATCTTTGATTCAAAAACATTTCCCATTTTGGTACTCACTTTCTTTATTTCTTTAAATAATCCCATAGCAGCCTCAAACCATCATTCCAGTTTTTTGCTGCAATCTCTTAACTATGTAAGTCAGATTCTCCATCTTTTGTTCAAGAGTTTCTAACTTATCAATTACTTTTAAGAGATCTTCCTTGACTTCTTTAAGTCCTACTTTTTTAACTGTCATTTTTTTCCTTTCTATATTGATTCAAAAATAAGTCTAGTATATGGTTGACTAAAATTTTCAATATTAACAACAAACCATTCCTTTTCTCTTAGAATAAGTAAATGATCCCCGCTAAATATTGATTCACCTATTGATAAATCAGTTACCATTAATATCTTACTTAAGTCTTTTATAATTTCATTATATTCTGGTTCATATATGGCTATTGCTTCTTCATGAATTAATTCTCCCGCCCTATTCAACAAACCAAAACAAAATGAATATTTACCAATACTATGTATCTTGTCTAGTATTTCACTTCCCGTAAACGGATTTCCTTTATCATAGATCATAACTAGTTTTATCCCCTTTTTTTAGGGATTTATCCCCTTTTTACTTGACATCTGGAGTATTTGGATGCCATTTTCTTTTTGTATCTTTC